ATATTCTTCTTTAAACTTGCTATACGCTCCAAGAGCATAGAGTCTAAGCTGAGTATTGTCCATTGCTGCGACGGGAACACCTTTGCCAAACTTAAGATCGATGACTCGAATTTTGTATTTAGATAGGATGACAACGTCTGCGGTTCCAAAGCCATCGGCGACCCAATCAGAGAAGTCAACACGTTGCTCAAAAAGAGGAACATCGCCTTCACCAATTTGGCTACGTACATACAAAACATAGTTATCGACGTAAGCCTCGAACTCTTCGTTGTAATATGGTGTTTTTTTAATAATTTCAAATTCACGTTGATACTCCTCAATTCCAATTTGTTCAAAATGATGGCGCAATTTAATCTCTGCAAGACTATGCGCCATTGTGCCTTCTTGTGAAAAATCAAAAGCGCCTGATGCTTTCTTTTGTTCCGGAAGAGTTGCTTCTAGTCTTGCGCTTGGTGTACACGACAACCACCGTTTAGAGCCAGATGCGCTTAATAATGCGTGTGCTGTCAATTTGTTTCTCCTTGATTAACATGTTTATCAAGGTACAGTATAGCACTTTTTAAAGATTTTGTTGAATCTTTAAAATTACCAAGTCCTGTATTACACCACCTGCACAGAATACCACGTATTTTACCTGTTTTGTGGTCGTGATCCACATGCACTTCATAGCTATCATTTAAAATATTTGAACAAATGGCACAAAGATTGTTTTGGCTTGTTTTTATTTGTTCAAACGTTTCTAATTCCAAATTGTATTTTCTTTTTAGCCACTGTGTTTTGTTTTTTAACTTTACTTTTTCTGTATTTGCTAAATAATAATTTGCATGAAATTTAGCATAACAAGTTTTACAGTTTGATCTAAGGCCGTCTTTTCTGGCTTTGTCTTTGTGATATTGGGAAAGCGGCTGATTAACACCACATTTACTGCATGTTTTCATTTGATACCCTCATTGGTTTATTGGTGGACTATCCAGTGAATGAGCACTGGCAGGGGAGCTACCCTTTTCGTCCTTTGGTATTATACTACTCTTTTAATGCTTTTATCAAGTCATTTACTTCTTTTGCAAAATCAATTTTCACTTCTGCCTTTAAATCAATTTTGGTATCACGTGTTTCACGATAATCATCTGCAAATTGACCACGTAAAGCGATCTCTGCCAAGCGGCTGTTAAAGCCCTTGTTGTTAACGTTAGCTAGAATCTCACGTTCCCAATAGGCTTGGCTATGGGTCTTTGCTGTTTCTAGGGCATCAGCAAACTCTTCATGGTTTTTCTTCCATGTGTCTGCCACGTTCTTGTTGATGCCAATTTCGGCGAACATCATTTTTTGGGATGCGCCTTCCTTACCCAGTTCAATCATGCGATTGCACATCTCGGGTTTGAAAATATACTTTGATTTTGGTTTAGCTGCCACACTTCCACCTTTTTAAAGATGCTGCTTTACGTGTTGGTTTGCCGTTCTCGTCCTTCATCGGACCTGGCATGCCAGACATACGAGCACAAAATGATTTCTTTCTTGGGCCACCTTCTGGTTGAGGGGCTTTTAAATGAGAACCAGTTTCACGGTTATATTTTTCACGACCTTTGGCTGTAAGCCCAGCACCCTTAGATGCTGGTAGCTTTTCGCCACGACCTACTGCTAATGATACGTTGCCGCCCGCTTTCATTTTAGGTAGTTTTTTAAAGTCGTTCATTTTTTCTTTGCAGTCTTGGCTGATTGTTTAAATGCTGAGGCTGTTGGAGCACCTTTGGTGCCAGGTTTACGCATCTTCTCGCCTGAGCCAGCTTTAATGCGCTCTTGTTTAGCATGAATGTTGGCATAGAGGCCGGGTTTAGTTGCCATAATATCTCCTAATAATTGGTGCCCCCACCATGATTTGAACACGGGACCCCCTGATTACAAATCAGGTGCTCTACCGACTGAGCTACAGGGGCGGTACTTCTTAGAATATAACTGAAACGCCTGTCATCTTTTTGGCGAGGTTAGTCAATTCTTTTGTTGTATTGCCGCTGATAAAGGTATTGATTTCAATAGCCTTGTCGATAATTTCTTCCATTGACGGAAACTTTGGGGCTAGTTCTGTAGCTTCTTTAGAGGTCTTATTTAAGACTTCCCAAGCTGCCAAGTTAGCTTCATGCTGTTTGATCAAAAGATCTTTAGCTGTGTTGAAAATGGAAAAGCGTAGTTCAAATGGGTTCATATAATACTCCTGTGTGTTGTGTGTAAAATAGGGGGTCGAAGCGTCTCCCGACGAGTTCTACTGCCCTATTTATACTAATGCAAAAACAGTGTATTTTCCGCCCTACTTATCATCCGGAACTATGATTTTGCGTACATTCTTTTCTTCCTTGGCTTTTTGCTGCTTTTCCAAGTGTTTACGGAACATAGGCATCATTTGGTTTACCATCTCTTTGGTCATAGCTTCTGCCAAAAGTCGGTCTTCCATTTCCTTTTCTGCCGAAGTTCGTTTAGTGCGCTCTTCTACAGCTTGGAGAATGTTGTTACTAAAACCTCGATGTTTCAACAATTTCTTGATGAAATCATCCATTAGTTGGTTCCTCTGTTGGTTCTGCAGCTGCAACGGCTTCCAATGATGCTTTAGCTTTTTCTACTTGAGGTCCAATTTGTCCTTGGATTAAATCAATAAATCTAGCTAACGCAACAGTTTGGACTTGTTGTGGCATGTTAAGAATATTAACCAAAACGTTCCAATCTTGAACAGTAAGTTCTAAGGTTGCTGTCATTGTGTTTAATTGTTCCATAATTTTATCGCTCATTTTTTACTTCCTTTCTTTGGTTTAAAAAAATCTTCTCTTGCTGCTAATTTAACTGGATCAGTACAATACTGATTCAATTCAAATACTCTAGCTGACATATCCATCAATTGCCAGCAACGCATCTCATGCAAAGACTTCAAACCCAATAGCGCACTTGCTATTTCGTCTTCAGTCATTGGTTTTTCTGCATCGCCATGATACCTATAAAGTGTCTCAATATCATCGGCAGTCTGCCACACTTTATAAATAGCGTCTTCTAAATCAAAATGCGTGTATTTTTTCATTTGCGTTTCTTTGCTTTTTTAATGTCTGCTTTAAAGTCCACACTATACCAGCCGCCAACTAATTCTAAAGCGGGCAACATTTCTTTCCAAGCTGCTATATCATCTTCGTGCCAGCCTGTGCCGTTTTTTAGCATATCATTTAAAGATACATAGCTGTTTGCCAAACTAGCTGCCACAATTGCATCTGCAAAATCATCATCAACTTCAATTATCATTTACCACACTCCGGGTCCGCAACGCCTGCTGCAATACGCTTTTCTAATTCACGATCGATATACCAACGGGCTTTTCGTAAGTCTTCTATTGCGTCTTTTTTTAAATCGCAACGCCAGATATATTTAAGAGCGTTACCCAAATTAAAGCTCATGTGTTCAGTAATCTGAATGCAATCAATACCACTGGGGTGGCTTGTATAGTGTTTAGGACTGTTGACTAGATCTTGCATTTCTCAAACCTTTAAGTTCTTTTTCCATAATCTGTAGCTCTTCCATGCTTTCACAAACCCAGATTCCCAATAAATCTTTAAAGCGGCTAGTGTCGATATCTTCCACACCAGTGATGGTTTCCATAACATAATAACCTTTAATTTTATGTTCGACAATAAAATGACTCACAGTTTAAGTTCCTTTTTAATAAACTCAATTCCCCGTGCAAAATGATACCTCCAATACTTTTCCGATACGTGTATGTCCATGTAGGACTGACCTTCTAGAAACGCAATAAAGATTTCTTGTTGCTTATATGGCATTCTACCATCAATTAGCCTTTTTATGTCAATTATATCTTCAGAATCCCATGGAAGCCAGCCCTCGACGTTGTTTGTAGACGAATTGTCTAATTCATCTTGCTCTAATGGATCTGGATCCTCGTCAGATAATCTTGGGGTAACTGCTTTTATTTTTTTCATAGTTCCGTATCAAAAATGGCTGATGAATAAATATTACCCATGCCAGCGGCTTGGGAAAGAATCTTTTGTTTTTTATTTACTGCAACTACATGAGATAAATACTGTGAATCGTTTTTTGTTCGATTTGGAATTGGTGGTATTAGACAATCTTTTAAACTGTCTAGTAACAAACAAGTCTCTAATAAACCCGATGCGCCCATTGTATGCCCTATGCGTTGTTTAAACGATGTTGCGTAGAACGGCGAATTAAACATGGTTGATAGCGCTTTGCGCTCAGCCTCGTTATTAGATTTTGTGCCAGTGCCGTGGGTCTTGACGATACCTATATTGCTGGGTGTGACACGGGAAATCTTCATTGCCATAGTAGATGCCTTTACAAAACCCTCACCATCTGAACGCTGACCTATTGCGTTTGTGCTGCGTTCCGCAGATGTATACGCCCCTAACAATCGTGCGTGTGGTGAATGCGCATGAGAATCATTCTCAAATACTACAAACGCAGCACCTTGGCCAAGATTAAATCCTGTGTTAAAAGAATCAAACGCAGATGGTTTGATGCCTGTGTCTTCAATATCTTTGGTAAGCGATGCTTTTGATTCACCAAAAAACTTTAGCACTAGGTTGCTTACGGTATCTTCTAGTGTTAGCACAATCACCCTATCAAATTGATAGAAGTGCATGAGATTGTAAACATCCATCATAACTTTAAGGCTTGATGCACAAGCACTGGCATCGGTTGTTACCATGTCCACTGCGCCACACATCTCTGCAATACGACCAGCATATACTTGGGTCAGTGATAGGGCAAGAAACTTGTAGTCATAGGTTAAGCGGTTCTCAGGCGGATCTTTAGGGTTGATACCAGCAAAATGGCTGTTACCGGATGCAAGGATGAATGCTGTCTTACCTGGGCGGTTGCGTAAGTCTTTAAGTAGCGTGGGATCTAGCACTTTTTCAGCTAGTTTATGGGGCGCGTAAACTAAGCCTGTCTTTGTCTTGTTGTAGGTTTCATGAAACCAATGCACTCTTTGTGGAT